ACGGACAAGGTGTCCCGCGTGATGACCGCACTGCCGTACCAAGCGACGGGGATGGTGTTCCTACCCAAGACCGCCAACTGGCTCGCAGCGTTCGAGGTCGAGGCTGCGAGCTTCCGAGCCGACGGCAAGAGCACCCACGACGACCAAGTGGACGCCATGACCGACGGCATCAGCCTGCTGCTGGGCAAGGGCACTTCTATTCTGAACGTGCTGGGGTCTCCGAAGCCGCAGCGTGCATGATGTCTTCCACGGCGTCCATCGGGTCTTTGCCGTTAGAGTCTTGCCGCATGACATCTCGGATTTTTTGGAGCGCAGCATCGGCGCGTTCGGCGTGGCGCTGGGCTTGTTAAATTCGCTCACCATGCGCTCGGCTTCTTCGGCGGTGAGCAATTGTATGGGCTTGAGTTCAGGCGTGGCGGTGGGTGGGTTCATTTGATTTCTTCTCCTGCTAGACGGTTGTTGTTAAGATGGTCGAGGCCACGGGCAATATCGCCGCGACCTACAAACTCGCCCCAGACGTTAGTCTGGATGCCCTTTTCGCACTTCGAGGAAGAGCGTTCCTTACGTTTGCGGATTAACTCGGTCTCTGCGCGGCTTCGTTTGTACACGTCTGGACGCCTAGAGGCGATGCCTTTGGTCGTCGTCATAGGGCTTTTACGGTTTGGGGGTGTTTTAGTGAGTCCTCGATTTGCTCTTTCGTAAAACGGTTCAGAAGCCCGATCATTTTGTGGTGGTTCATCCAGCAGCGTTTATCGACGTAGAGGTCGTATCCCGCCTCGCGCATGATCTTGCTCAGGTAAAAGTCCTCCGAATAGCGGCGACGGTTGAAGACACCCATCTTGGTGATTTCGTACCCGATTTCGCCACGGTACTCCGCATCCTCGATCACAAACTCATCCTCGGGGCGTATCAGCTTTTCCAGCACATCCCACGTCAGGGACAGGGCACCGGTGCAGACTTCTTCAACAACGTGGTAAGTGTGACCCTCGATCACCTTACCTTGGAAACTCCACCGGAGATAGCTGTCGGAAAGCGGGTAGCAACCGGCCACGACATCCCGATTCGAGTCCCAAAGCAGTTTCAGCTTCTCAGGCGTCCACGACAGATCCGAGTCGAGGAACTGCAACCGTCCCGCGTCGCTGCGCGTCCTCCAATGGTGGAACGCCAGATTTCGCGCATGACACACATCACATCCCCCGAATGGGATGATATTAACTTCGTAGCCGATTTCCGCTGACCTCAGTAACGAGAACAGGGTTTCCCAACGGAGCATCCCGTCTTTGATCGGGATGGCGATTAACACTTTTTTAGGATTTCGTTTCATCCCCCTCAGCAAGATACAACTCTTGTATCATCGTCAACTCTGTTATTGCACAAAAGTTCGGGCGCAGCCCGCCCACGGGGAATTGGGCGGGCTGCAATTATCTCTTGCAGTTTTTTCCCAAACAGACGATACGCAGTCAAGATGACCGCTATCGCTACCCGGCTCAATACTTTGACGAATCTGATCGAAGGCACGTTTGCGCAAGGCAACAACCTCAACCAGACGATTGCGTACCCGTTCACACTGGGCGAAGGCAACGCTTACACCCCATGCACGCTGAACCGCATTTTGCTTTCCTACTCGTACATGAGTCAGGGGCTGGTGCAGACGGTCATCCGCCAGCCGGTCGATGACGCTTTTCGGGGCGGGATCAACATCAAGACGAACGAACTGAGCGAGGAAGAGGTCAAGAGTCTGCTTCTGGACTTCAAGCGTTCGCGCAAGCCCAACCGCAAGCTGTCCCGCAAACTCAACCCGAACGCCGCCATCAACGAATGCTATTCGGATATGCGCGTGGCGAAAGACGTGCTGTGCTGGTCGCGGCTATTCGGCGGTTCGGGCCTGATCGTCAACACGGCGCAGGACTTCCGCACCCCTCTGAACGTGGAGGCGATCAACGAGGATACCCCGCTGGAGTTCATCGCCGCCGACCGCTGGGAGTTGATCCTCTCCCAGATGAACATTTTCGATCCGCGCAACCCGTGCCCGTTCAACTTCTACGGCGCACCGCTGCATTACAGCCGCGTCATCAAGGTACTCGGCGCAGAGGCACCCAGCTTCATCCGGCTGCGGCTCCAAGGCTGGGGCTTCTCGGAGATCGAGCGATGCGTCCGGGCGATCAACTCGTTCGTGAAATTTGAGAATGTCATCTTCGAGTTGCTGGACGAGGCCAAGATCGACGTGTACAAGATCCAGGGCTTCAACGACAGCCTCCTGACCGACGACGGCACCGCGAACACCCAGAAGCGCATTGCGCTGTCCAATCGCCTCAAGAATTACCAGAACGCCCTCGCGATGGACGTGGAGGATGACTACACCCAGAAGCAGCTCTCGTTTGGTGGGCTGGCGGAGATCTGGAACGAACTGCGGCTCAATCTCTCCTCGGCCCTAAAAATCCCGATGAACAAGCTGTTCGGCCAATCGGCTACCGGCTTCGGCGGCGGCGAGGACGCACTGGAGAACTACAACGCCATCGTCGAGCAGATCCGCGAAGACGCCAACCCCGTCATCAGCGAGATCCTTGACCTGCGTTGCCAGCAGAAGTTCGGGTTCATCCCCGAGTACGAGATCATGTGGCAACCGCTCAAGATTCTCGACGGCGTGCAGCAGGAGCAAGTCATGGCTTCCAAGCAGACGCGCATCCTCGAACAGTTCCGCGAGCGTCTGCTTACGGGCGTCGAGGCGTCCAAGGTACTCAAAGCCGAAGGTCTCCTCCACATGGACACCGAGGTCTCCAAAGGTCTGCGCGACGTTGAGCCGAGGCAGATGCTGGAGATGCAGCAGAACGCCGACGCTCCGAACACCTAACCAGATGGTAAGAAGTCTGACAAGTGACGCTACCGCCCATCATCCATCGGGACAGCTACACGGAGTATGTAGAAAAGCTCCTGCTGGCGTATCTGCAAGAAGTGCTGTTTGCGCCCGTTGAGGCGATGTTGTCCGCCGCCGACGTGCGGCAAAACGGCATCGACGTGATTCGCGAAGCCCTCAACACGGGCCAGATCTGGTACGCCGACGGCGTGTTCTCGGGCCGGTTCAACGCCGCGATCAGCCGCGAACTGCGCAAACTCGGCGCGGTCAAAAAGCAGGACACGTTCGTCATCGAGCAGGAGAAATTGCCCTACGCTTTGCGGGGCTTCATTGCCGAGTCGAAGATGCGCGGCGAAGAGCTACACGCTGCCATCATCGCGACGTTGCTGCTCATGCAGCAGAACATCGCCACCGCGCCGACCGGGATCGACTACGATGTTTTTGTTGACGTATTGACGAAAGACCTACAAAAGCAATTTTCAGAATCAGTATCTGTCCTCGATCTGTCACAAGCCTCGACCAAAAATCCTCCGGGATTGGAAGAAGAAATCTTGCAGCAGTTTGCCCGAGAAACGGACGCCGAGATCAAAAAATTTACCGCCGAAGAAGCCGCCCGCCTAAGTGCAAAAATTGAACAAAATCTCCAAGATGGAGGTCGCACCGACCGTCTCGATGAACTCATCGAAGCGGAGCACGGCGTTGCGCAGCGCAAAGCCCGTTTCGTTGCGGAAAACGAAACCAGTCGTGTCGTTTCACAATATCGACAACAGCGGTTTGAATCTGTCGGAAGCACCCAGTACGTCTGGCAAACCTCGGAAGACGAGCGAGTCCGCACCGACCACCGCGCTCTCAATGGTCGCACGTTTAACTGGTCGTCTCCGCCGGTGGTGGATACAGCTACTGGTCGCCGTGCTCATCCCGGTGGGGATTACAACTGCCGCTGTGTTGCCCGCGCAGTAATACCCGACGCATGAGTGCCACCCTAGAATTTACTCCCGAGACGATCCGCGAATCCTCGGTGGTTCATCGGTTCAACCTTGCTCCTGGTACGAAGAAATTCCGGTGCAAGTTCATCGAACCTGGCCTCGTCTCTTACCGCGATGTCCCCGGCGGCGGGCTAGAGCTGCTTCGCAAAGAGACCATCGACGCTGCGCTGCAAACCGCCCTCGATAATCCTCTCACCATCGGCCACGTCCAAGTCACTCCCGAGAACCGCATCGACGTTGAAAACGGCGTCGTGACGGGCGTGGACTACGACGCCGAGGATGGCTGGTATTACGCCAACGGCACCGCCGAGACCGACCAAGCCATCTCCAAGATCCAGCAGGGTCAGCGCCCGTCCTGCGCTTACGCCGTCCGTGCCTTCGGCCCCGGCGGTGTGTATCACGGGATCAAGTACGACCGCGAGATCATGGACATCGAATTTCAGCATTTAGCCATTGTCGAAAGACCCCGCTACGAAGGCGCGGACTTCCGGCTCAACTCATTAACCAATCCCATGAAACTATTCAAGTTCATCAAAAACCTCCTCGTCCGCGAAAACGGTATCGAGTCGTCTAAAACGGAAGTCAGCGAAATGTCGGGCAACACGGTCGTCGAAATCGACGGCGTTCCTGTCCGCCTCAACGATCTTGCCGCCGTCTGGGAAGCCCAGAAGGGTCAGATTTTCCAAGGCTCGATGGACGACATGATTGAGATCGACGGTCAGTGCGTCAAAATGAACGAGCTGGTCGAGACCTACAAAAAGAACCGTTGCAACAGCTCGGACGAAAAGAAGGAGACGATGAAAGAGGAAAAGAAGAACGCCGCGCCGGAGAAAAAGGACGACGTTAAAGAAAACGCCGCTCCCGCCGCCGCTCCTGCCGTCGTCAAAGAAAACGCCGCCGCCCCTGTCGCGCCGGTCGCGCCGGTCGCGGTTGTTAAAGAAA